AGCCCCAGCGTTACCCAAAGCTTCTGACATCTTCATGCTGGGAGGAGCCAATGGGTCATGGAAATCAATGCCTGGCACGCCCATGCCTTTAGCTTTCAATGCCGCCGCATCAGTCGCTTGATTCATGACTTCATGAGCAGACAAGTGGGGCATCATTTCACTGATCACATTGGCATAGTGCTTGACGTGCTCCATGAAGGCTGGGCCATACTGCTCAACCATCTTGGCCACTTCACCGCCACCAGCAAACTTGCGGTCTTGTACTTCCATGTACATCGCGTCTGGGTTATTGGTGATGCTGACTTTGCCACCCTTCTTCATGTTTGGTGTTCCACCTACTGTGCCCAAGTCAACTGGAGGTTGCGTTGTCTCTGGTTGTATTTTGTATTTAAGCAAAGATTCTGGAATTTCTAAACCATTAGCACCTTTGTGATAACGATCTATATCAAGTCCCATATAATCTTTAGATTCTTGAGGTGTTGTAAATCTTGGCAAATCCAAACCAAATTGATCTTTAGCAATTTGTCTATCTAAAGAATGTTGTTCAATTAAACCAGTATTTTGTAAATCACCAACATCACTCCAATTACCAGACTTTACAAAGTCTTGAACAAAAGGGAGGTATTGCTCGTTTGGAGCACGATTCTGCTTGCCTTTGATTTGAACAATATTATCAGGTGCTTTACCAACAATTTCATCTGCCGCTTGTTGGTAAGAGTCCATTAAAGACGATGGAGTTTCATATTCAAGATTGTCAAATATTTGTTTAGCCCTATTGTGAACAGCTTGATGTTGGTCTTCGGGTAATCTTTTTCCAACTTTTCCATATTCAAAATCGTTGGGGAATGTTTGGTTACCTTTTAAACTAAAACCTATTGGATGTTTTGTATTTGGTTCAACTTCAACAGTCACATGAGGCTCACCTTTGGCATCCCTAAGACTGAAGATGCGTGACTGACCAGAAATAACGTCAGGGCAATATCCACCAACACAGTGACCCATGGTCTCGCCTTCGTATTTGAGGGCTTCAGAAAGTTGATTTTGTGGATAATTACTTATGTAATCCTGTGGATCTAAACCTTTTTGTTTTGCTTCTTCAGTCAATTTAGCAATCATTTGCTTGCGTTCTTCGAGAGGCAAGGCATTGTAATCAGGTATTTTCAACTCAATCCACTTGTGGCCAGTGGGATACTCTTTAACCGTTGGCATACCCTCAGTCATCTTGATCTGAGCTTCAGCCATCTTCTTAGCCATTTCTTGGTCGTACTCATGGGTTCTGCGTACAGCCTGCTCCATACTGACATTTTTTAGGCTTTCAGGGCGTAGTCGGCCGTTCTGTAAGTCTTGCTTAAGAACATCCATAATATGTGAAAAACCAAGGTCTCTTGACATTGAATCCATGTTTTCAGGATAGTAGACTGGCGTGCTTGGATCAAGTTTTGTCAACCAAGGATTGTCAGTTACCGTTGACTGATAGCCTTGACGAATTTCTGTGGGTGTCAATGGCCTTGTATGTTGCCCTGCTGTTCCAACATTCAGCATCTCATCGGCAATCCTTTCCCAAGCTTTGGCGGTATTTGACGCCCCAAGATCACTTGGATTAAAACCAGCTTGCATTCGCTTCACCGCAAGTTTTTCTGGTAAGAATGTATTAGCAAAATCAATTTCATTGGCAGGCATATGAGTAATACCTTGCTCTGCCAACTTACGCACTGGGTCTTCAGGTGTACCCATTTCTTTCTTAACGTAATTGGTCAGATTCTTATCAATCCACTGATTAAGTGCTCCCTTGGGTATATCAGCTTCTCGATTGTTCTCAAGATGTTGGGCAATGCGCAAACTTGCTTCATCACCTTTTTGCTTTAAGTTTTCAATCCTAGCTTCTCTGGCTTTTTCAAATTCTGGGCCATGAAAATATCTGACATTCTTTATAAGATCGGATTGCTTTAAACCTTCTAAAGCCTTCTCAACATTACCGTTTAGCCAATTGCCACCTTTAGGCTTAACAACAAAGCTAGGTTGTGGAACGATGGACTTCAACCAGTCTGGGCCTTCGCCCATGGCCGCACTACTCAAGCCTTCGCCTGCAAGCTTGGCCGCTCCTTTGATACCGTGACCAACAGCACCAAGCACAGGATTCTCAGGAAAGTATTCACCCAATCCACCAGCCAATCGGCCTTGAGGGGATGTTGGAGGCAGTGGAAGCTTGTTCTCCCAATACTCGGATGTAAATGGAACTTTGGGGGCTGGATTACCGCTCAGCCCACCATAGATGTCTGAACCCAACTGTGCGAGGTCGGGGATGGCTCCCAATCCAGTCTTGACCATGCCACGGGCAAACTGCAACGGCATATCTTTAGATGCCTCTGGATTGTTGTTCTCAGGACGGCGTTTAAGGTTTAAATGTGGGTAAACGCCAAATGCGGCTTGGTCATCTGCCATGGGCACCTCTGGGTGAGTTTCCCATATTATGCCCATGATTTGGCTTCGGGTCTAGCTTACATAGCATAAGGGTTCTCACGCCTTCTGGACCGACCGCTGTCCACAAAGTCTTCTTCGTCGTACAGCTCTGGTGCTGGTCCGTCAATGTCTAGCCATCCGCTATCACGAAGATATCGCAGTGCTTGCGTCATGGCATCAACGTAATCGTCGTGGGCTGACTCAGGGAAAGAGCATATCTGGCTGACCATTCCCTCAGCCCAGTCCTTCACATATCCTTTGTTGACACCGCTCTCGGGTATCCATACGCGGCCATGGGCAATGATGTTGGAGACAATGCTCAGGCGTTGGACCTTATCTGCTCGGCCAGGGTTATAGCTATGCACAGGCAGGTGAGCCCGTCTCAAGTCTTGTATAAGACTGATGCCAGCGGCTTTGTCCTCCACCAAAATCAAGTCAACCCGCTTTTTGTTCTTCCCTTCACCAAAGGCAACCTCAAACTCTTCTTTAACTTTGGGGCGTAAGTCAGGGTATTGTAAGCGGTCTTGCCAGCAATCGATCACCATCACGCTCATGGGCCCGTCAGTGGGCTTGAACACTCCAAAGGTAATCGAGGCCGTGGCATCGTTGACAGTCTTGTCAGTGAAGGCACAATCGTAAGACTGTAGGATGTACTCGAACTTGGGGAACTCCCGTCCGTTTGGCCAAAGCTTGAACATCTTGCGCTTGATGATACCCGTGTCTTCAGGGTCCAGAATCTCCGCATGAATCTCTTGACGGCCAAGCTTGGTGCCCTCATAGCTGAGAATCTGCTTCTTAAAGCTGGGGGCCAAGTTGTCGATGTTGGCATAGGTCGAGGCTGTGGTCAGCACCACGTCGTCTCCATCCCTGCCCACCAAGTCAACGATCAAGTCCTTTGGCTGGGGAGTTGTCGTCGCAATGATCATGGTCCGCTTGCCCAAGCGCACACCGAACTGAATCTGGTCCCAAGCCTCTGTAATGTAATCCCATGCGGCCAACTCATCGGTCCAGGCTCCGTGGAACTGCGGGCCCCTGAAACGTGAGGGCTCTGACGCTGGGATGCCAATGATCAGCGACTCATTGATCAACTGAATCTGGCTGATGGATTTGTTGTAATCCTTTATTAGTACAGATGGTATGACAGAAAGCAAACCTGAGTCACCTTCATAGCAAGTGCCTCTGACGTCTGCGCTAGTTGGAGCGGCCACCAGCCACCGAGTCTTGGGTTGACTCCATGCGAGCCAGCCAATCGTTTCTGCGGCCAATCTGGTCTTGCCTGCACCTCGACCCGCAATCACTGCCCAAATGCTCCACCAATCACCTGGGGGCATGATTTGATGGTCATGAGCTGTGGCCAGCCAACTCATTCTCCAATTGAACACGGCCAGATCAACAGGAGAAAGCTTGTCCAAGTGACCTTGGATTTCTGGGTCTTCGAGCGTTACTTTGATGTCTTGAAGAAAATCAACCTGCATTTTGTAGCTGGCGTTTCATTTCCACATTCTGGATCAGCTTGGTCAGCACCTCACGCGCTGTGACGTCCACAATTTCGCCCTGCTTATCTTCAATGTTCTGCCTGACCATTTCCCCATACTTCTTCGGTCTAAGCTTCATGGCCGTCCATTTACGGGCATCAATGCGGTTTTTCTGCCATTGGACATAGGCGCTGTGCATCTGCATCTCAATCAACTCCCCCGTCCGCTTATCGATAATCGGGTTCATTTCGGGTATTTCGTCAGCAATTGCTAGGATTTCATCAGCCAAAGTATCGGCTTGTTCCTCACGAGCGCGTGCGTATTGGTTGCAGAACTCTTCATTTTTCATCAACCAACGGTAAATCGTAGCCCTATCTGGCATTTCTTCATCTTGAGTAATTGTCCTTAGACTTTCCCCTTCGGATATACGCAGACAGATGATTTGAGCAATGTGATCGGAGTAAATTGATGGCCGACCCATTGGTTTTGGTTGTTTTGTGTCAGGCATTCCCTTATCCTTTAAAAGTCTTATGCACTGGCTTTAGTTTAACTTAATCCCTTGGGATTTGCTATCCCTGCATGAATCTGTCGTTCAGGCGCTTGTTTGAGGCTTTCTGGGCGGCCAATTCTTCTGTCAGTGACGCTACCTTGTTCTCCAAGTATCTAAGCTTGGCTTGGGCGTATTCAACCCAGTTCATCCAATCTTTGTCTGGTATTTCTTCTAGCCTTGGCATCCGCGGCGCGATTTGGTTCTCAGCCTTAGTCTTCACTACCTTTTGCGCGGTGACTTTCTTAGCAACTTTTTTGGTCGCAGGCGTCTTTTTCGCGGCAATTGTGAGCTTTTGTGTCATCTTTAGTTCTCCATATTGTACCACAGTGGGTGCATTTGTAAATAAAATCAACTACAACTTCAAGCCTTCTATTGCGTACTTCACCCCTCATTTTGGCGTTATACGTCTTAATCTTCTCTATCATTGTCTCTGTGTTGGTATACGGTTCAGAATCGATTCAGCCAAATCAAGGTGCCCTGCTTCCTTCACCATGTCCGAGCAAGCCTGTCTCTCAATCATTACGGCGGTCTTTGATGTATCGATGGCCACTGCCATGATCTCTGCCATCTTCTGGCTTAACTTCTCGTTAAACTCGTTCTCAGTATACAACTGTTGGCCTGTTCCGCGAGCCAAAAATTTCCGCTGAAAGTCACTCATTGGTTTACTCATTGCCTTGCTCCTTTAATTATTTGTTAATCATTATACCAATAGTTTTCTACCCAGTGCTCATACCATCCCCACATAAAAATCCAATTCCAATATTTCTCTCCAAATATGTCTTGGCTCTCAAATGTGTTTTTTGCTACGGACAAACAAAATTCTCTTGATGGTGGATTTTTGATCATTTCTTCATGCTCCGAATGTAAACAGTGAACGATGCAATGGTGTCTTCGCCAAAGCCCTTGAGCTTCTCGATCTCTTGCGCCACCTTTTCAAGCACTTCGTTGCGCTTGTAGTTTTCATACGCAACATCAAACGCTTTGCTGGCCAGCTTCAGCTCATCACGCAACGCCTGTTGTGTTTCTATGATTCTCTTTTGCTCAAGCTCAATACGCTCGAACTCTTCGTCTTCAGGTGTCTTCATGTATTGCGTTCCTTCAGTTCGGCTTCTATGGCTCGGTAAATATCTTTAATTTGAAAAGTTCCCATAAGCCGAATTTTTAACACTCTATGCAAATCATCAAGTTCTTTGTCCGTCAGACCTA